GGAAGAGACCACTTCATTGTATCTTGTTGAATGTCAAACCATCTGGCAATGGTCTGAATGACGATGTCTTGTATCTCTTCAAGAGTTGTATAGTTTTTAATGATAGCAGACGAAATGTAAGTTAATTCAGACATTTCAGTTAATTCAGACATGTGAGTTAATTCAGACATTTTTTAAAATCTTAATAGTTTGAAACTTGATATGGTTATAAATAATACCTTTCGTTATTTTGTAAAAAGCATTTCAATTTTTTTAATTTTGGGCGTAAAATTAAAAAACTAAAAAAATATGAAAAAGTGAAAAATTTAAGAAACGATTTTATTCAAATCTAAATTACTTTTCATAAATTTCAATAAATAGGAATCATCCAATATTTCCTTTTTATTTTCGTGGTTTTTGCTAAAAACATAAGATCCGTTGCGTTTTTTCACAGACCATCCTTGCTCTATTGTGTTGTATAAAAGAAGCATTTTTTGAAACTTAATAGCATCCACTTTAAAATCAGCGTTGTTTTCTAAATCTTTCAAGGAATCTAAATTAATCTTAATATCCAATTCCATTAATAAAAAAATAGAAAAACATTATATATTTTAAACTTGTTTTTAAGAACTTGTTTTTAACATTGATTAGCGTCTACAATTTCTATAATACCTACTATAATGTTGCTCATCATTTTTCAAATCTGATAAATTTGTCTTGACTATGTTTCCGTCACTGTTTGAATAATATATGTTTTGAATTTTATATCCCTTTCTTTCCGGAATTGTATCCAATATTTGAATACAATTACTACACGGTTTACTCGACTGTAATTTATTTGTTTTCGAAAATCGAACAACTAGTAAATTAATAGTCTCTAATCTTTTTTTATTTTGTGATGACTTTAATTTTAATAAAGCATTGTGTTCCGCATGAACGCCTGGCTCTATACCTTCACTATCTCCCATCATGTTAATCCCAAAACTTAACACAGTTGATTTATTTAAGTTAGCGTTCTTTCCCTTTCAAAATGCACGCAATGTGGTTTGCTGGTCCGCAAACGCATGGATTAATATTTTCTTCACCATTTTTATATTTGTCTACGTTTGTATTCACCGGCAAACAAAATCTCTTAATAAACATCGTATCTAGTAGCGAATCCATTTTACTTTATATTATGTTATTATACTTATTTCTTTATTTAGTTTCATTTTTATTTTTATATATAAAAAATACAAATAAAATATAAAATATATTTTCTCTCTATTATTAATTAAATAAGTTTTATTTAATAATAAAAGAAACAATGCCATCATTTAAACCCAAATCAGCAAAAAAAATCAAATATAACAAAAAAGGATCAGTTACTCTTGATGGTAAACACAAGGAATTTTTAAACGAGTTTTCAAAGGATGAAAATGATAGAATACCTGAATTAAAATTAGAAAAATATGAAATTAAAAAACTTTTACAAACTGACACACTTACTATTGAACAACAATTAGAATATCATGATAAAATCAATGAAATCAACGAAACAATAAAACAAATTAAAGAAAGGAAAAAGGAATACTTTTTGGATAATTCCAAATTTATTTTTGACTATTTTGAAAACAAAAAAAATATTTCAATTGGTACAACAACACCAAATAATATTAGTGATAAAAATAAAATTATTAATTCTTTCTTTAAAATTAAACAAACTGAATTGCCGAATTTACTTGACCAAAATAAGACGAATAATATTGTACAAAAATATTTGAGCAACATTGATGACACGTTTATTGACATCAATTCATTTATTTGTCAAACGGATATTTGCCAAGTATGTCATAAGGGCGAATTAATTCCTCTCGAAGACGAGGGTATCCTAATTTGTAATATTTGTTTTAGAAGCATCCCCTATTTAATTGAAAATGAGAAGCCTTCTTATAAAGAACCGCCAAAGGAAGTTTGTTTTTATGCTTATAAAAGAATCAATCATTTTAAAGAGATTTTGGCTCAATTTCAGGGCAAAGAAACTACACAAATTCCCAGCGAAGTCATTGAAAATATTAAATTACAAATCAAAAAAGAACGAATCGATTTGTCGCAAATTGATAATAACAAAACGAAAGAGATATTGAAAAAATTAGGATATAATAAGTATTATGAGCATATACCATTTATTAAAGATAAATTGGGAATTAAGCCGCCAATAATGTCGCCTGAATTAGAAGACACGATGTGTAATTTGTTTATCGAGCTTCAGTCACCTTATTCGAAATATTGTCCAGACGATAGAGTGAACTTTTTGAATTATTATTATACCGCGTATAAACTTTGTGAGCTTTTAGGAGAGTCACAATACTTAGAACATTTTCCAATGTTGAAAGATAGAGAGAAACGAATTGAACAAGATTCTATATGGCGCAAGATTTGCGAAGAATTGGATTGGGAATTTATACCGACTATTTAAAATAATATAATTCAACAAAAAAGTAATTATATTATTCGTTTAATTTGGTTTATATGGAAATAATGATAACGCTCTTGTATTGAAAATAGAATAATTTGGGTCAGAATTATTTGCGCCAACGCCAGTTCCGAATCTTGCACCACCTCTCATTTTTCTAGTTTTTCTTCTTTTACCTCCTTCTTTCATTCTACTGCTTGCTACCGAATTTGGAGACCCAGGTGGTGATACTATTTGAATCATTAATTCATTTACATTCATAGGACTCTCTTGTCTAATTTTATTTGCGATTTCAATAATATTTTGAATATAATTATCTCGAAAAGTATTAATTGCTTGTGTAGATTGTTCAATTGCTTCATTAAATTGTTGAATTGCTTGAACAAAAAAATCATAATCTGTATCTGAATCACTCCAAGCATCAATAGCCTCTTGTGGTATTTCTTGACCAAATGATTCTCTTTGTTCATGAGTAAAAGCACCACCTCTTTGATTATACATTTTCTTACTTCGTTTTTTACTACGTGTACGATTAGCCATAATATATTACATTTAGATTAAATATATTATGTTACATTAAATTATGTTACATTAAATTATTTGGATCACCTTTTGCTACGCTTTTAAACAGCCGCGCCTAAACGCTTTTAAAACCCGCCAGGGAAGCGAACCAAGTTAGCACCAATACCGAAACCAGCACCCGATCTAGCAGTTGCACCCATACTAGGAATGTAAGTATCCAAAATACTAAATGTAGCAGCAGCTGTCAACGCAATTAAAATAATTTCCTCAAAATTCAAAGAACGTTTAGGAATAGCATAAGCAGCAATAGCCACCATCAAACCTTCAACAAGGTACTTAATGATTCTTTTAGCAAGTTCTCCAACATTAATTAAACCACTCATTTATATTAAATAACAAGAAAAAAAATAATATATGCGATAAAAAACTTAAAAATAATTATTTAATTCTATTAAAATGAATCGCTCTAAAGAAAGAACTTCTGCTAAAAAAGGTTTTGAGAGAAAACTTGTAAATGGTAAACCCAACGCCAAATATGTTGACTTATTAGAAGAAGACAAACCGATTGCCGGACAAAAATTCGTATGTGTATCTTTCGTGTCTCCCGAAAATATTATTAAACAAAAGCAAATATTCTTTTTTGAACAATTCCTAAAGAAGTGGGATTTAAATAAATCCATGGAGAAATTTGTTCAGTTTTTGAATTTTGTCTCCTTCAAATACAATGTTTCGTTTGATGATATTTCCAATGATTTCAAAGAGTTTGTTAAGGAAGAAAAAGACAACTTGACTAAAACCACCATGGAAGACGACTATAAAACATATGTTGATAACAATGAAGAGACCTTGGAGAAGGATTTTGGCACTGCGCATAATTTCCAAACAACTACTCGCGGTTTGAAAATTCGCGGCAGTTATCCCACAATTGAGGAGGCAGAGTTGCGATGTAAAATGCTGAGGGAGATTGATCCAAATCATGATATTATGGTCGGACCCGTTGGTCTGTGGATGCCATGGGAGCCCGAGGCCTATAAGACTGGTCGTGTCGAGTATATGGAGGAGGAGCTTAACCAGTTGATGAGCGAGAAAAACAAGAATGAGTCAAATGCCAAGACCGCGTTTGACCAGCGTGTCAAGGAGAGCAAGAAGAAGGCGATCGAGGAGAACATCAAGAATGCGGAGAAATCTGGCAACTCATTGACGCAGTCGATTGACGAGCAGGGTAATCTAATTGGTGTCAATAATCAAGAGAAGGACAACATTTCTTCAGCAGATATTCAAATGGAATTGTTTGAAGGAGATAACATTGTTGTTGGCAAAACAGATAATGGGCAAAGTCAGCTAGTTAGTGGACCTTTTGCGAATAAAAAGGATGACTCGATGGAAAAAATGGACTAAATCTTCCACTTTTAAGAAAAGTGGAGCAAAAGTTGATCCAAATATACTTTTTAAGTGAAGCAATGAAAAGCAAAAATTTATATTATAATTTTTATTAATATAATATAAATGGCAGATAGTAAAGAAAACATACAAAAGTTCGTTCAGAATAAAGGGAATATTCCTCTTATGAAGAAGATGTTGAACGACGGAACTATAACAGATATTAATGTCCTATTTGATAATGGTTTAAGCACAAATACTGCTCTAATGTTTGAGACTATGTATGGAACTTTAGACGGAATGAAATTTCTCTTAACCCATAATGCTGACCCAAATATACAAGATAAAAATGGTTGGACTGCTCTTCACAAGCTCGCTTTTTTAGGAGAAATAGATAAAAAGGCTAAGACTAAACAGCTTGCCAAACTTCGCCTTCTATTAGAATACGGAGCAGACAAGTCTATTAAGACCAAAAAAGGTAAGACTGCGTTAGATTTAGCGAAAGGTTCGTTTAGTTGCCAAGATTGTATTAAAATGCTTTCTCAAGGGAAAAATAAAACTTTACACAAAAGGAAACCAAAGAGAAAAACAATGAGACGTTAAAATCACAATTAATTTTCTATAGTTTTGCTCCACTTTTTATTACTTCGTTAAAAAAGTGGATTACCATTTATTCGCCTTTTTGACGCTGATTTTCTGTCCTGCGCCGCGTTTTTTAACCGAATTTGGGTCATATTGCTCCTCTTCGTCGTCATCCTTCATTCCTTTCGACAATTCCCAGAACTCTTTTGACCCCAATCTAAAGTCACCATGATTATCGGCTTTATACCAGAAGACCTGATCGTGTAATTTGTTGGATTTCGAGTTATTATTTATCACTAGGCACTCATAATTTTCGGTACATTGATCCATCACTTGACAAAAGGACTCAAATGTTGGGAACATACCCGCATAATTCTCATATATTCTCTTTCTGTTTGCTATGTAATTCTCTCGAAGAATAAAAACATAATCTATGTTGGTTCTCAGTGTGGGTGGAATACCGAGAGGATATTGCATTGTGATGACCAACATGACCTTCCAATGTCTCCCGTTCATGAACAAGAGTCTCATTAATTTATCGCGAGACCAAGTGTTATCATATAAGCAGTCATCTAAAATAACAAATGCGCGAGGATCGATAGTGCTGCGTTTATAAGTTTCCATCTCCTTTTTGATTTGTTTCAACACAGTACGCTGTCGTTTCAATATGTTTTCAATAATGGCGCTATTGTATTCATTGTGGACGAACAATTTGGGCACCATTTTTCCGTAAAACCCGTTCCCTTCTTCTGTTCCAGAAATGACAGTCCCAATGGGAATTTCTTGTTGATAAAAAAGCAGATCTCTAACCAAGAAAGATTTGCCAGTGTCACGCTTTCCAATTAACACAACAACTGGTCCTTTGTTTTCATTCGGTTTGAAACTAATACTCTTCATATCAAATTTCTTTAATTCAAGCGTCATATATTATATTATATAAAATTTTAAATACAATAAAATACGCATTAACATTGTGTTTCTCTCTTAATGATTGTTTATAAATAGATATTAAGAGAGAAATTAGAATAATACTTTACACAAATAATAAGTTAAAAACTCATATAATTTATATATTAAATACCTAATAATGATAAATATAAATTATCAAAAAAGAAAGAACACTGAACTTTTCAAGGGTTTAGAAAGTCCGTCATCGTTGTTTCTCTCTAAAACACAAAACTATATTCCAATTTACAACAGATTCTTTAGTTTGAACGAGACAAACTATAATAATATAAATTTAAACCACAAATGGTATATTACATCATTAAGCGAAAGAGAAAAAGACGAAGACGACTATAATAAATTATATAGTTGCCGCATTAAAAACATAAATACAAATAAGGTTAAGGACAAGGACGTATTTTTTAAAATGGCCCCTTTATTAGATCCTTTTAAATATCTAATTGGGAAATACAGTAACGACGACAAAATTTTTAATCTGCCTGATATCAATTCAGACGAAACATATTGTAACAATAAAATATTGGATATGAATAATTCGGCATATGTGGATGGGCTATTTTTATTTCTCTCTAGTAATCTCATTTATGAAAACAATTTTCAACATGGAGTAGACTATTATGGCTCTTTTTTGGCTGTTAAAAATAATTTTGTATTGAATGTTTACGATGATATTGATTATCTAAATAATTCTGATTTTTTTAATAAAAACAAAAGTGTTTTGTTCAAAGTAGATGAATATGAACATTTATTTCATGTTCAAAATGAAGATGCCAAATTAAAACCATTAAAAATAGAACACAATTTATCGGCTAAATCAAATATATCTATTAAATCTTTTGACAATGAAATATTCGAGGATATGTTTAATGATGATAATAAACTTGTGAATTTGGAAGACCTAAAAGGTGGTGATTTTTCTGAATTAATTGACATAACAAACTCTGATTTAACAAGTGATAATGAAAATAAAGTTTCGTTAAAATCAAATTCATCATGTTCGTCTAGAACATCTTATACAGTGGATGGTGACAACTGTGATGATTGTCCAGTTTCAGATCAACTTTTAGAAAAAGTTGATCAAAATGAATTAGAAGAAGAAAATGAATTAGAAGAAGAAAATGAATTAGAAGAAAATGAATTAAAAGAAAATGAGTTAGTAGAAGAAGACGACACAAAATGGGAAGACGACGACGATGACGACGACAGTTTTGAAGAAGAAATAATAAACGCAACTATACCACAATTTCCGGTTCAAGTTATTTGCATGGAATATTGTGAAAATACGTTTGACGATTTAATATTATCAACCGATTTAAAAGAAGAAGAATGGTTGTCTGCTTTTATGCAAATAATAATGATTTTAATTACATACCAAAAATCCTTTTCTTTTACACACAATGATTTGCATTCCAATAACGTAATGTATAATTACACCGACAAAAAATTTCTCTATTATTGCTATAAAAAACAATACTATAAGGTGCCAACTTTTGGCAGAATCTATAAAATCATTGATTTCGGCAGAAGTATTTACAAATATAATGGCAAACTATTTTGTAGCGACAGTTTCCAAATTGGCAACGATGCCGCCACACAATATAATACCGAACCATATTTTAACGAAAAGAAGCCGCGTTTGGAGCCAAATTTTAGCTTTGATTTATGTCGATTGGCATGCTCTATTTTTGATTATGTAGTAGAAGATATGTCTGAGGTTAAAGACATTAGTAAATGCGATCCTGTTAAGCGTCTTATTGTAGAATGGTGTCTTGATGATAAAGGCATTAATGTATTATACAAAAACAATGGACAAGATCGCTACCCTGATTTTAAATTGTATAAAATGATTGCTCGATGTGTTCATAATCACACACCGCAAGCTCAATTAGAAAGACCCGAGTTTAAGGCGTATACAAATTTTAAAGGAACTCTTCCAAATGATGTTATAGATATTGACAAAATTCCTATATTAATTTAGTTTCGGAATTAGTAAGTTTTTCATTAATAATATAATTTATAATATTAATGAATGATTATGGTTTTATTATTACACGGCACGTTAATTCGGAATTAACCAATAAATATTGGAACAATTGTGTTCAATGTTTAAGGCGTTTTTACCCATACAGAAAAATAGTCATCATTGATGATAACAGCAATAAAGATCTTGTAATTCCTTTTTACAATTATGAAAATGTTGAAATGGTTGAATCCGAATTTCATGGTCGCGGCGAATTGCTTCCTTATTATTATTTAATTCAAAACAAGTTTTTTGATAATGCGGTCATTATTCACGACAGTGTTTTTTTCCATACTCGCGTCAATTTTGAAAAATTAGCTGGCATCAATGTGTTGCCGTTATGGCATTTCTATTCTGATAACGAATGTGTCAATAATTCGACACACATTGCCAGCGCTTTAAACAATTCAGGCGAAATTATAAATAAATTGACATTACAGAATAAAGTATTGGGGTTAGATAAATTCAACTGGTTTGGGTGTTTTGGTTCACAGTCATACATAAATCGTGATTTTTTATTGTATTTAGAGAGAAAATATCATTTGACAAAAATGACGTCAGTCGTTACTTGTAGAAAAGACAGATGTTGCCTTGAAAGAATCATGGGAGTTATTTTTTACAGCGAATATCCTTTTATTACTAAAAAAAAGTCACTGCTAGGCAACATTTTCAAATACCAAAATTTTAGTAATTATACATACAAAAATTATGAAGACGATATTAAAAAAAATAAATTGCCTAGACCTATTATTAAGGTTTGGTCTGGACGTTAAAATTCAGGATTACCTGTAAAAACAGGGGGCGCAACAATAGCTCCGCCATCTTGAATAATCGGTTTCAATTGACCTAAAATAAAATAACCCATTATAACACTGATATACACCAAAAGCGCGTCGCGAATTAAAAGCTTCAATGGTTTTGACTCTTTTTCAATAAATCTCATTTCAATAAATTTTCCAATAACAAAAATAATAGATATTATTGCCGCAATAATAAATATGTTATCCATTTAAAATACTTATTGTATATATTATTTATCTTTTTACGCAAATTATAATTTATTATTTATTATTTATTATTTATTTAATAATTTAATCTAAAATTTCAATTTCATCCATTAATAAATCGGGTAATAAATTCATTGTTGGCGGTGGTTCCTCAATTGATAATAACCCTAAAGAATCTAAACTAACAGACTCATCTGATATATGTATTTTATCATTATCATCGTCATCATTTGATTCGTCTTGTTTGCGCTGCTCTGCTCTCATATTGCTAATATAATCTAAATTTTCATATGTTTTTGGTACTACGACATTTTGAATTTTTCCATCATCCGTAGCAACATAGTCAATATCGTTAAAACCAACCTTATTAACATTGTTTGGGACTACATTGTTTGCTCCACCATCTTGTTTTATAGGTTGCTCAATAATTTGCTCCTTAATTTCTTCAACAACATCTTCTTCAATCGTTTCATCCATGTATGCTTTCAATATTGCTTCAACTGGAATACTCTCTCTTAATGTATTCAAAATACATTCTTGGACAATGATTTCCAGTTCTCTGTGATTCTTTTGAATGTTTAAAGGTGGAATATTGATTTCAAACAAATACACGTTTTTATATACCTTGCGCGCAACATTGATATACGTCTTGTGAACAAAATCGTCCAACTTGGGCACTTTAATATCGACCTTCTTCTGTTTCTGCCCTACACGCATAGCTGTCAAAATTTTCAATTGAATAATGTGAACACAAGTCACCAAATCTTCTAAATAAGAACAACCTGATTTGTCGCAAATTCTTTTTCTCTCTGTTTCAATAATTGTTTGATTCCATTTGGGGATTCTCGAAATAAAATTTTGAAATGTCATTAGGTACTTGTCCATTTCACCATTGTCCCTACACAATTTTACGGCTTCGTCTAAAATAGATTTGTAGCCATCAATAATTAACGGTGTCAAAATGGTAATCAGACGGGCACCCCATTCATTCTTCGACTCATGAAGCGAACTTACGTTAAAATCATCCATATTACATAAAACTAATATTTTCTAAAGACAATTCTGAACTCAAAAAAACAAAATTCAAAATAAACAATATCAACAATTTCTCATTTCTGAATTCCTTTCGCACACGGTTAAAGGCGATTAGCAATTCATAACGTTTTTCTACGGAAAGCGATGATTCTAGAAACTTGTGGTTTTCCAATAATTGAATTATATCTAAACCACTATATCCTTTTTCATATAATTTTGTACAAAGCGCCATGAGCTGTACCAACGTTATTTTTTTATTCATTGTTTTTACTAATTCTTTTTTTAATGTATCCAATCGCGACGTTTTCACATCTTTCATGTTAAACAAATTATTCAAATTGTATTTGTACAAATTAACAATTGCGCCATTTATAACCGGCTCAGGGACATAAATTTCGCAAAAACGTGACAATATTGGCTTCATCAAATTATATTTATCTTCGGCAACAATAAAAAACCGTGTATTATGACTAAACAGCTCAATACATCTACGTAGCGCGGATTGCGCATCCATTGTCAATTTATCCGCATTTAATAATACAATGCTTTTAAAAGTATTCCCACAATTCGAATTAATATGAGTCTTTGCAAAGAATTTCAGCTCATCTCGAATGAACTTTATGCCCTTGCCGTGCGAACAATTCACATACATCACAAATGATTTGATTTTCTCTCTATCATCGTCGTAAATTTTGTGTATAAATTCGCTTACGATTGTTCGTTTGCCACTACCTGTTGTGCCATGGAAAAGCAAATTTGGTATTTTATGATTTGTGTGAAAAAAATTCAATTTATTTTTAATATTTTCATGAATATTTAACATTATATGCGCTTACTTAAAATATAGTAAGTGTTTTTATATTTTAATAGAACGTAATTAATATTTTTTATATTTTATAAAATATTTATGAAACCAATATAAACATATATTTTTATATATTTTTATATAATTATGATGAAGTTTCCTAAGCATATTTTTTGTCAATGTATGAAACCTATAAAGGTTTGCGCAAATAAAAAAAACACTTATAAACTTGATGTTCGAGACCTTATTGATACTTATAACATTCCAACTTCTTCGAATTTATCACCGCTACATTTACATTATGACTTTGTGAATAAAAAATGGTTACAATATAAGTTTAATTGTAGATTTATTGAGGAGAAGAAGTTGCCTCCTGACCTTTAACCAAAAGGAGAAAAGCTTTAAACAGTCGCTAACGCTTTTGTAAAGGCTTTAAACAGTCGCTTACGCTTTTGTAAACGCTTTAAACAGTCGCTAACGCTTTAAACAGTCGCTTACGCTTTAAACAGATGTCGTCAGCGAATGTGTGTAAGGATTATTTCTAAAAGCGTTCAAAATATCCGGTTGTATACGGTCACACCCAGCATTCTCATTGTAATATTGCGGTGTATTAAGAGCACCATATGTTTGAGCCGATGGCGGCATTGGCGTCACCGATATAGCCGGATTCACTCTGCCATCAAAACGGTCACTATCACTCTTCAAATTTGTTAAATGCATTTGTTGGTTAAATATTTGTGTACCGCCTTGATTTGGTCGATTCATAACAGTTGACGATTTAATATCATTATTATGTTGTTGATATGCCGCTTGATAACTCATGTCACCATAACCGGTCGCAGCACCACCCGATGTGCCAATATAATTAACACTTGTCGTCTCTCTTTGGGTCATTTCACCCGGTGTGGCATTATTAACATAAATACCCTCTTTTTGGTTGTTAATGTTAAAGGTTGGCGCATACAAGGTTGTTTCCTTAATTGTTGTTGTTGTTGTATCCAAAGGATTAATAACATAACTACTC